CGATGTTCAACACAATCGGTGCGGAAACAATCAAGGTCAATGGCATGTAAAGACCAAAAAGAAAAGTAATTCCTACAATCAATTCAATAGTTTTCACAGCAGGTAATAGATAACCAGAGGCAACCAGACCACGAACAAAAAGGTCTGCTTCTGTTGTCATTTCAACTACACCTGAAGGAACAAAGTTGAAGATACCATGAAGGCCACCCATCACTAAAAAGACACTTGCTAGATAGAATCTTGCAAGAAGAACACTCACATTATTATAATTAATACCATGATATAGTTTTAGTGTATTACCTGTATGTTCATCATGGTGTGTAATGTGATAGTAGAGACCAAAAATTGCCAGCATTGTTACACCGACAACGAAATAATGCCAATTTCTTTCAAATAAAAAGGTGAACAACCCGTATAAAACGGATGTTGAAAAAATATTTTCCATCATGACCTCTTGTTATTCAGGGTTTTCATGCAGCTACTTAGTCCTTTACACGAATCATCATAAAATGTTTAAACCATGGTTTATAACCAGTAAGTATCCAAATGATTATGTTTTTTCTTGTTTGTAATTCTTTCACCCAGCCAATCGGTGATTCCTGAATCAGATGATTCATTTTTTCCGAATGACCAGGTTTGAATTCTTCATTCTTTGTTTTATGCCACAACCAAAGACGATAGAAAATAAACATTATACTCCAGCGCAATGTGAAATGTACTGGCGGTCTATAAGTAAATGATACATTCGATCTCTCGAAGCATCTTCACGATGAAAGCGAAAAGTGTATTTACGGTCACCTTGATATTCATAAAAAGATTCATTGTAATTAAATTGTTCATCTTTCTTTAAGTGACCTTCTTTTACACCAAGAAATTGATCATTTTCATAGACTTGAGCTTTGAAAGGTGTTCCTTGAGGAATCAAATAATTACACTCTTCGTCAAGTTTATTTTCAAAATCAAAAGATGGTTTCAATCCTATTTTTTCATGTTCACTTAATTTATAAATGAGTGAGATAGGAACACATAAACTATCGTAAAGTGTAAACATGACATCTTCATAGATGGGAATAAGTTTGGCGTGTTGGAAGAAAACCTCAGGTTTAACTAGACCAAAAAAATACCCTTCATGTCTCTCCTCATGATGCCCCATAAAAGCATAATAATCAGTTTTGTAATTACCGTTTTTCACAAGGTCATATTTCTCTTTTGGTATAAACATATCGAAGAAAGATGCTGGATACTTAAATGTTTTTCCATTTTTTCGACGATTTCGATATACCCGAGTCTTCACATCAATTCGAACAACTTTTTTCAACTTCTCAGAGAAAAAGACATAATCACAATCAGCGGCATATTTACCTAGTTCAGTTGTACCATCATCATTTGTTTTACCATAAGCTTCTCTTTGAAGAATGCAATCAGGAAAAACATCTCCGAAAAGTGTTTCACCAATCATACCAGTTTCAAATCCAGTTTGCTTTTTTGTCTGGTCGCTAAAAACATCTTGTTTTTCGCCAGATGTAATACGAAGGTCAGCACGAATATTTTGATCTTCATTTATTCGAAAAACATTCATATATGGCAATCTAAATCCTGTATCATGTCCATCTGCATCTTTTTCTGGATAGGTATACTCACGCATCATAAAACTCACTCCATAAAGTTAACAACCTGATAATAAATTTCGGGCTTACGAATCCTTGTTTCCTCGGCAACAAGAAAAGAAATTACTTGAAGGTCTATTTCAATTTTTTCAAGGACACTCGGAACTTCACCCGAAATATAAATTACAGCACCAACTAAAGAAAAGATAAAGTCTTTCATATTTGAAGTGAGAGCGGAACTCTCACTCATATGTTACTCTTCTGCTAGTTTTTCGAAAAATGCCAATTCGTCATCACCATCATTAGCATCTGTGGGTTTTGATACTCGGTCACTCTTAGTGACAAACTCAGGTTGCTTTCGCTTTTTTGTTTCAGCGACTACTTCTTCATCTTCAGAAGGAGTTTCGATTACGGAAGGTTTGGTGGTTTCAGTTGAAGCACCAGTTGTTACAGTGACAAAACGCTTTTTTAAGTCATCGTAGGACTTGTAATAATCTGCGCTTTCGAACTCAGTCAATGAGTGCTGTGCACGCCAGATTGCTTCCATCGCATCATCATCTTCAGCGAGTTGAGAAGGCTCATCAAAGGATGATTTATCATAGGTGATGTAACCTTTTTCACGTCGCATTCGCAGACGGAAGTTACAGCCTTCAAGAAAATCAAACACATACACAGGTTCCGCTGGCTTCATGTCATCGAACTCTGGTGTCGGAGGATCAATTTTTTCTTGAATGAATTCAAAGATTTTTGCGCCATATTGGAACAAAAAGACTTTACCAACATTATCAGGATTGGCGTTGTCCTGAACAACAAGAATGTTTGAGACATACTTCATTCGACGCTTGCGTGAACGAGCAAGTTCTTCATTCTCAGAACCACCTTCAGACCAAAGCAGATTGTTTGCCTCACAAATCGGACACTTTTCACCGATACTTGTCGGACAATTATCAATCAGCCAGCCATGATTGCCTTTGAACTCATGGCGATAATAACGAACATATTCTTTCTCTTCATTTGGTGGTGGAGGAAGAAAACGAATGATTGCGGAACCAACTCCATCTTTGCCTTCAAGACGCCAGAATCGTGTGTCTTCGTATGAAGTTGCCTTTGACTCTTTCTCGAGTCGGGCTTGCATTGATTGAAGTCTTGAGGTTCGGGATTTGAGTGCATCTTTGAAGTTCATAATTTTCCTTTATCTTAGGGTTTCGGAAACTTTTGCTACTCACAGAGAATAGTATATCACATTGATTTGAAAATGTCAAGTATTAAAAACGTCCTTGACGATTTTTTTCAAGTCCTCCCTTTCTTTAGATTTGAGAAATGTTTCAAGCTTTGAAAGCCTTGCTTTCACGATTGGATAATAAATCTTCTCGCTAATCTTTAAATCCATCCTTTTCGAAAAATCAAACACTTTATCCAGATAGAGAAATGTCTGTGGAGATATTTGATTTTTCACGATAAATTTATAAATCAACGGAAGTTCATTTGTTTTGATTCGAAAAATTTCATCGGTTTGTAAGTTTCTTTTATCAAGGTATTCCCTCAAGTCAATCAGTTCACGTTCAAAGAAATATTTAGGTGACTTCTGATAGCTAACCCAATATTTCCACACTGAGATATAATCATCGGTAAGAAAAAAATTGATTCCTATTTTAGGATTTTGAAATAGTCCTGGTATGAAAAAGTCGGGAAAGTCATCTTTTCTTTTTCCCTTGGCAATCATTGAATAAGGAACTAAATCTTTGTAAATATTTGATTTTACTTTACCATTATACTTGTTGTAATTATAATTCTTTGAACTAAAATGTAATTTGATTGCTTGATAATTTTCTTTCACTTCCTCCGGTGTGACTAAAGATGTCTGGAAATGACCTCTCCTTTCTCTTTTTTCGTTTATCAAATAAGTGTCTTCGGTGTCCTTCATTTTCGATATCTGATTTGAGTTTACCGGTAACGAATGGAGCAACTGATTCATATTCGATTTCTCTTTCATCACAAAATTGTATAATTGTATCAATCAATCCTTGATTGGTTTTTTGTTGTAATACATAAATTTTCTTCTGAAAACTTTCAACTGTTTCAAACAATGGTCCTCCTATTCGGTTGTTTCGGTTGGTTGAACAGCAGTTTCATAATATATGATCAATTCACGTTGTTGTTCAAGATATCTTTTGATATCAGCCACATTCAATGCGAGGTTCTCATAATCTTTGACTGAGATTACAAAGAATGCCCACTTCCCACCCAACTGTTTTTCAAACATTGGAACAAGTGAATCAACAGTGTCGGGTGTGACTACATACCATTGAACATCATTAAATTTTAAACCTTTTGGTCGTGGTTGAATCGGAATGTTTTTTTCAACAAACTTTGTTTCAATAATGACCTTAGGTTCAGGTGGTGGCGGTTCAGGTGTTGGAGATGAAAAAATTGAACAGCCAAATAAAAAAGAAGGAAGACTACTAATTAGCAGTAATTTCTTCCATCTCTTTAAATAACTTCTGAGTTGCATCATTGACTCTCTTTTGAATAAGACCGGGTTTGGCATTTGCCAATTTAGTGAGATTATGATCTCTTAACTTTTGACTTATTTCATCTTGATATACTTCAGCTTTTTCGAGTCCAATTCGTAATTCTTTAGTAGCATCTTCAATCTGAACCTGCTGTTTTTGCATTTGAGTGATTGTTTCTTGAGATTGTTTTACAGCACCTTCAAGCTTTGCTGAATTCTCTTTCAATGTAGCAATCTCTGCTCTTGTCATCATGACATAGCTATAAGCAGTATAACACAAACCAGATAAAATAGCAAGTATTATAATTGTTAAATATATTTTGGCAGCCATTTTAAAAACTTTCGTCTAAAAGATCAAAACTACCTTTCACGAAGTATTCATTATATTTTCTTGCCATGTCTTGATCTTGAATTGTTAAATTATAAAAAAGTCTTTGAATTACTCTCCATTTATGTTGCCAATGTCGTTTATCATAGGTATGTTTATGTTGAACAAATGTTGGATATATGGCAACTCGATTGAATTTCATTTCAATTATATCAATGAGTTCAGGTTCTGGCTGATGATCAAATTGTTGATATAAAGCAGTCCCCCCTTGGCACTCACTTGGTAAATTTAAGTAAATCACCACAGCCAAAGGTTGTTCTGTAAAAATCGAAGTTTTTTCACCATCAGTATGTATTGTTTCAATACTATTTTCATATGTAATATGAGTTGGATTAAAAATCCCAAATGTAGATTGAATTGAAAAATAATCATTACTATATTGAAAATAATCTTCAAATTCATTTGGTAAGCCAAAGCATCTTAAAAAATATTTTTTAAAGATTTGCTCAAAAATATATTTAAGTTCAGATAAAACAAATCCATCAGCAAATTGAGCATTTGTGTAGCCAGGATATGATGTTGGTGAAATTTGTTTAGCTAAAGCAACTGGTGTTTTCTCAGCAAACTTCCGAACAGACAATGGATTAATATAAAAGTCATCGATGGTTACATAACACCAACTATCATATATAGGTTTTACCTTTATTCGTTTTTCAATATTTTCATAATTTATGTTAAAGATCGAAGAGTCGTATATTGTTGGATGGAATTCTGTATCCTCATTCATACTTTTATCTTCAACTCTTAAGTAATCACATGATGGCCTATTATATGCACTGTATTTTTCATAACGAAATGAATCATAAAATTCTTCGATTTCTCTTTCAAAATTAGTTTTTTTCTTTTCTACATTTGTATCAAGATTATCAAATACTCCTTTTTTTACTTTTTGCGGTGATGGATTATCAAATTCAAATAAAAAATTTTTAGACATAATTAGTTATAAATTCAGTGTATAAAAAATATCCCATTGAAAGTAAAAGTCCAAGAAAAACAAATGCAATCACATAAAAAGGAGCATCTCCACTTTTTCGAAATTCAAGCTTTCGTCTTTCTTCTTCTAATCTTTCTTGAGAGTAATTTGAAGTAACTCTTCTCTCTTCAAAGAATCTTCGATCATTTAACTTTCGTCTTTGTTCTTTTCTTCGTTCAATATCAACCGCAAGCTGTTCACGTCGGCGGTCTGCTAATTCTCTTCTTACTGATGTTGCTCTTCGCTGAACATATTGTCTTCGGTCAGCATTCTTTGTATCATATAAAAATCTACTTGATTTCTCATTTAGTTTGATTTCATATTCGTCTAACATTAAATCCTTTGGTAAATATAAGTAACATCTTTATTTTTAAGGTTTCTTATATTCGCAAGAGGACTTGTAAAACCAACACGGTCAAGATAGCGATAATTATTTTTTACATGAACATCAATGACTGTTTCAACAAGGTCTTGTTTGCCAAAATTCATTACATTCCAGCAAGAAAGACCATTCTCATTCAGCATTGACATTGAATTTTCAATCAATGGCCGAAACCATTTTTCATTCCAAATTTCATATTCAAGATAACGATGATACGATTGGTCTAAGTCTCTCGTATATATTTCAAGGTTGAAGTAAGGTGGAGATGTAAGAACAATGTCCACCTTTTGGTCATAGGTAAACTTCTCTGCTGGTATGTTATGTAGTGTAACAGAATTCGAGATGTCAAGAAAATCAATCAGTTTTGATAAATTCTCATACGTCTCTCGATTCGGTTCGCATGCAACATAAGACCAGCCAGCAGCCACAGTTCCGAGCATACGCCCGCCCCAACCAGCACAAGGATCAAATAAGATTCCATTTTTCTTTTTTGCAAATTGCTCAATGATTTGTTTAGAAAAATGCGGACGGTAATAAGATGAGTTTGGTAAACCACCCGCTAGGTATACGGCTCTGCGAATCCATGAGAGCCATAGAGAACTCATTGAATTCAAACCCCATTCATGAATTTTCTTCATCAATGTTCGATCTTGCCAACATTTTTCAAAAGATAATCCTTTCGAATTTTCGATTTTCCAGAAGTTAGGAAAAAAGTGCTGACAAAGTTTCAATCCTGGTTTGAATTGAGAACCTGTTTTATATAAGATTGTGTTTTGTAATTTCTGCCAATCTTTATATAATTCTGAATTTGTATAAGAATAACGAAAATCTAATGCTATAATCTCTTCAGTTGTAATATCTACAGGTAATTTTGCTGACATTCATAATCTTTTTCTCAAGTAAAATAAAATATATAACCTGCTCCTATAAAACATAAAAGAATAATTAGTGTAACTGTGATCACCCACACATCAAAATACTTTTCTTTGTTTTCTGATCCGGTCATATCTACAGGAGGTGGTGACAATGCTGGCTGTTCAGCCCTTCTTTTCTCAGCTTCTTGTAATGTACCACTCACCCAATCAGGTAACGCTTCTAAATTCACTTCTTCAGATTTTACTGACAATGCTTCTTGAAATTGAGCAGCATCTGTAAATCTTCGTGAAGACTTTCGACGGTCATTTGTAACTGTCACAGTTTGAACTCGACGGTCATGTTGAGTCCTTCTTGTCAACTGTCGACGGTCTTTGTCACTTCTTCGTTCTTCTCTTCTTTGGTCTGTATAAAAATTATCTTCCTCTTCTTCTCGCCGGTCATGTGTTACTCGACGTTCATGAGGATCTCTTCGGTCGTGAATTATATTTGTCATTTTTCTGTAAGATAAATGTTGAAATATTCTCTTACTATTTATACAAATTTTTCACATGCTTAAAATAAAAAAGACACTCAAATAGGGAATCTTCGCAGCCAGACTTCTACTTGTACCATGCTCTTGGCCGTTCGTAAGCTATACTGGGAGCATCTGCTAGGATTCCCTATTCGAATGTCTTTGGGTGTGGATTGTAAATGAGGCGTGTCAACGAAACAAAACAACATAACCCGAAGGCAGCAATGAACAATGCTAACATTTAAACAATGGTCTAACTTCGGGAGCAAATAAACAAAGAAGGTCCGCCAAGACCTTATCCCGAAAACATTGACAACCAGTTTGGAGGTTTCAGTAGTTGTGTTTCAGCATATTGCTGATATTGACCGTTTCTTACCTACAATCCACTGGGCGTCAGATCAGGTCCTCGTTTCTAAGAACTTGAACTTCCGCTTCCGATAAAACAATGTGAGTGCGTATATTTAGCTCAAGCACCTCCTCATTGATTGAACGTTGAAGTTTTTTGAGAGAACGAATTTCTTTACGAAAGCTATCCAACTCCTCCTTATCAAGGAGTTCTGTGTACACTTCGATATCACGGCTTCTGCCAAAGAGGGCTTCCTTGGCGTTCTCAACTCGTTCTTCCATTTTGGTTAGTTTATCAATCACTTGCTCAGTGGTGAGCATTCGGCCTCTTCGGCCATCAATAGTATCTTCAATCAACTCCTTTTGCTCGGAAACTCGGCGATGCTCAGTGAGCTTTGTGTTGAGGCCACATTCAGCATTTGCAACACCAACCTTTTCACGAATACCAAAAAGAACATTAATCAGGTCGGTTTTTCGGTCCAGGTTTGTCCTCCACTCGTTAATGGCCTCTGTCATTTCTTCAGCAACAGTTTCACGTTCTTCGAAAGAAGCACGTGTATCCACTGAAATGGAGCGGATCATTGATTGAATGTCGGACTGAAGAGCAGAGGCTTTGCGTAGATTGATTTGCATAATAATCTCCTAGAGAGTTGTTTATTTTTTTATTCTATTTAATGATCTTATCACATTCTTTTTCAAATGTCAAGGCTTTTTATACATGCGGTTCTTGATTTCCATGGTCATCACCAGGATCTAAATTATCACGATGGCACCAATACTCATGTTTTCTTTTTTGAGCCAAAGGCCACAGGACAAAGAATAAAGCAATCAGTACTGCTCCTGTCCCTGCTGCTAAAAATAAAAGACCACCAAATACTATATCAAACATTATACTTCTCTTTTAGGTGTAAATATTTGCTACTGTATAATCATGTACATTTTCAAAAGTTTTGACTTCTTCAAACATTTGTTCCATAAATCGATCATATCCAAATTTTAAGTAATCTAAAAACTTCACAAAATCTTTGTTTTTCTCAGCAATTATATTCGTTTGAAATTTGCTATTGTATAGAGAAACATCAAACCCAAGTAATAAAAATAAATCTTTAGGTAATATATTTGAGTTTGATGTTGTTAATAAATTATATATATTGTATTCAACAGATTCAGTAAAATACTCAAATGAATTATAATGTTCCCAGAACTTGCCTTTTCTTGTGCAGAACGAATTGAAAATTAAGTCATTATCAATACTTTTCAAAAAGTTTCTTCGACAATGTGTATTGAATAATGAAATGTCATAATGCGTAATATTTTTGTCAATTATATTGAGAAGATAAACTAATGAATCAATCAGATAAGAGGTTGAATCAACAATCTTATTTTCAAGTTTTATATAAGCATGACCAAGAGACAATACATTATTAGACCAAGCTAAGGCATAAGTACCATTTACAACTTCTTGATGTGAATGTTCAACTTCTTGTTCAAAAAATCCTTGTATAATCTTTTCAATTTCATTCTGGTTTGTTTCATTTGAATTATAAAAATATTCAAATGAACATCTTTCCCAAGTCGGGATTTTTTTCGCAAAACCAAAATCAGTTCCAACTACTGAATCGGCCAGCTTGACGTTTTTAACTTGTTCTAAAGTGCTTTGATATGGCAGGACAAAAACATCTTTTGAATCTTCATGAAACTTTTCAATCTTTAAAAAAGGATTTGATTCTTCTTTTTGAACTAAAATTGAATTACTTGAAAGGTCAATATACAAATCACTGTATAATGTTACACTGTCAACATCAATTGACTTAATTGAACCATCTTCATTACGAGTAATATTTGGATTCGAATTCTCATAGACATTTACTGTAGATATAGCAATTTCTTTTAGAAGATCCGCAAAAAGATTTTTCTCAAAAGAAAATGAAATCTCGTCATTAAATGAAAAAGGTCTTCGTGTGTCTTTGGTTGTTTCAAAAGATTCAGTTAAACGATTTTGAGCAATCAACCATGGTGTATATGTTATAAAATTAAGAAGGTCTTTATGTGTTATTTTATTTGAATAATAATTTTTTAAATCAAATAACTGTGACAAATCCCAGTTTTCATCTTTGTTTGGTTTTGGAATTTCATAGTGACTATTGGGCATACAAAAATAATGACCTTCTTGAGCAAAATTATAATACTCAGTACCTGCTCTGTATACAGCATTTGTATTTTCTTTCCACTTTAGGTCATCGAGTCCTACTAGATATGAGTAGAGTGAAAATATTTCACTTACGGTAATATTTTTATCTGTAGATTCTTTTTTTAAATCAATGATGTTAATTTTAAATTGAGGACATCTTTTCAGCAGAAGAGCGGATGTCATCCACAAATCAAGACCATTTCCAACAATTGTAATTGATGATATTTTCATACTTTACTTTCGGTATAATAATTGAAATCGTATCTTATGAAGTTGTTAAGTTGTTCAACTTCATCAATATGTATTGGTTTATAGTTAGTCCATTCAACACAAACACAACGATGTTGAGGTGTCGGGCTTTTCATTTGATGAATATGTCCATGATAGTTTAACATTTTACTTCCATCATCATATGTTTTTAAACTACTCACATCGAGTGGTACATGAGAAAGCAATATTTTTTTATCTTTAAATTTTCTCCACATCATCACTTCTTTAAATATTTTACTTTTCACACACCATTTGATATCATCATGATTACCTACAATCAAGTATTTCTTACCAGGTAAAGAACGAAATCTTTCAGCAAAATCACTGCTCTTATATGGACCCATCGCCAAATCACCTAGATGGTAAACAGTATCATTTTCACGAATAGTCTCATTCCATCCGTCAAACATTGCTTCATTCATTTCTTCTACAGTTTCAAAACCACCACGGACAGGAACTCCTTGTGAATCAGTGAACTTCAAAATGTTTGAATGGTGATAGTGTGTATCAGATGTCAAGAAGATTTCACCTTGCATGTACTCTCCTGCTGTAGTGAATTTTAGGTCGTTCAATTTTTACCTCAGATTAGATCATATCAGATAATTTTCTCTTTGTCAAGAAAAAATTTCGAGAAAAGCATTTTTTTGCTTTCGCTCTGTTGAATAGAATATTCTTGTCAGGTCGTTGTTTTTCTGACGATGGTTGTTTGCTTGGCGTTTCGAAGAGGATAAGGAGATTTCAGAGGTCACATCATATCCATATTCTTTGTGAATTTTCTCAACATCGAAAATCATTTTCATTTTACCTACATTGTGAACATTCCATGCCGAATAACCATCATTATTCAATTTATCGAGAGACTGACGAATCACAGGCTTTAGCCATTCATCTCGCCATTCATCATAATTTGAAAACATATTCTCAGATTGAAGTTTTGATTCTGAATAAATCTCTAAGTTGAAATAAGGAGGAGATGTGAGAATCAAATCAACACTCTCAAAATTATATTTAGTCATGTTCTCAGCACCGTCATTGTAAATTTCAACACGATTACGAGCATTCAAAAAATCAGCGAGTTGTAACAAACCTCGATAAGTATCACCATTTGGTTCAAATCCGATATAGTGTTTGCCTGCAGCAAGGGCACCAATCATTCGGCCACCCCAACCGCAACAAGGATCTAAAACCGTTTTTTTCGAAAAATTTGCACAAACCGTTTTTGCGATGTGAGGTCTGAACATGGTGTTTTTCGTCAAACCACAGCAGAAATAAACACCTCTACGAAGCTCCGAGAGATATGGTGTCTGGTGTGACTTGCGATTCCATTTCAGGACTTTGACCAAGTTTTCTTTGGTCCAGCAATTTGCGAAACTTTGACCTTTTGAATTTTGAATCTCAAAGAAATTTGGAAAATAATGTTCACAAAGTTTCAATCCAGTTCTTGTTGTTGATGCTGAATTCTGAAGAAAAGTTGTATCATACCTACATAAATCTCTCCAATCATTATGAAGTTCAATGTTACGATATGAATAACGATAATTCATTTGAGACAGTTCTTCAGCCAAGCTTTCAACTTTTTCATCAAATTCAGAATCAGGTAATTCTCGTAAGGAGTTCTTGCGATTAAGATAATTTTCAATCATTGACATATTCATAGAAGGATCGGCCCATCACCAAGTAGTCTGCTCCGGCTTCAATTGCCTGGTCAGGTGTCATAATACGAACTTGGTCATCTGTACTAATCAAGGTTGCGATTGAGGTATTGGGGCGAATACCAGGACATATTTTTTTGAGAGTTGTATTTGCCATCTTTGCATATTCAAGGTCAGTTGGCGCACAAATCATTCCCCAGAAACCATATTTTTCCATCTCAGCAATACTTTCAGCATATAGTTCAGCTGGAGTTTTACCATATCGTGCTTGAGAATCAGCATCAGTCCAACTAGTCAACAATGTTACACCACAGATTTTGATTTGGTCTGCATAATCTGCGAGACAATCGAGAGCATGTCGACTGTTTGACATATGAACTGTCACCATATCAACACCACGGTCAATCAGATCCATCAGAATATGTGTCATGGTGTTTGGTATATCAAACAATTTATAATCAACTAATGTAGGAACATCTGTATAAGAATAACGAAGAAGTGAATGTTGATTGAACAATAAATGATTCAACTTAAATCCATAGATTATTTCTGAATATTTTTCAATCATTCGATTAGCATAATCCGTATCAGTTGTATCAAGTGATAATATAATTCGGTCAAGAGGCTTCATGAATATAACCTTTCAGGTGGATTATAAATGTCTTGAAAATATGATTGGTGATAACGATATAACTTTTCTTCATTCACAATTTTATTCGATTGAATTTCAATTGCTTTTTCAGCAGCTTCTTCAAATGAATTGAACCAAGTACGTTTATAATATCCTCTTTTTTCATTTTCTAACTTGTGCCATTCCAGATAAAGAACACCTAAATGAATATCTCCATGAGAGAATTCCTGAAAGATATGTTTTTTGCCAAATGAAACAAGAAAAGGAAAATGAAAATCATCATAAATTGTATTGACCATATACACTTCAGCAGAATGCCGAAGTGTTTCGTAGTCTTTCTCCGAAAGTTTACTCATGTTGATATTCAAATCTGCATGTAATTGAAATGGCAATTCTTCTTTCATTTGAATCTGACGCAAATGAATTTACAGCATGTTGCATCCATGAGGGAAATACTAAAAGCATTCCTTGAGTTGGTTTTATAAAGATTTTTTGATGAGATGGATTTATGTAGCTCATATAAGAGCTTGGAGAATATAAAACTAATTCACCTCCTGGATTTTCATTTACTTGATGATAATATACAGCATTTATAAATGAATTTTCATGTTGATGAGCAAGCAGATGTGTTTTTTCATCACGATAATCTGCCAACCATGAATTCAAAACAAGTCTTGATAACAGATAATCAGGCAAAGTTGTATAAGTTATTTGAAGATATTTCTTTAACTGCTCACTTACACATCTTCCTAAAGTGTCAATTGAATAATCAGAAATATAATTAGCAGTAATTGGCGAACGGTTGACTCCTCTTCCAGACTCAATATCCATTTTTGTTTCTTCACCATTTGAAAAATATGGAGAATTGCCTATGAAGTTACTAGGAATATAACTCTTTTGGTGTTCTAACGAATCATTGATTTCTTTCGTGATTGATTGAAAATCATCTCCCGTAATTTGTGTTTGTATAATTGTTGTTGGGAAAATATATTTGATATCCGAATCATTTGAATCCGGTATCATGTTTAATGTTGTTAGCATAATTATCTTCTCATTGTAGCACAGTCTTTTGCCTGTTGTTCATTAATAATTGGAACAGCATTACTTTTATGCATTGTCGCAACACCTTGAACAACATCACCAGTATATGTGCGTGAAACAGGAGCCGTTGGACAAAAAGAAGTTGAATGCCGTGATGGTATGATTTGCTCAGGTTTACGATAGAGTTCTGGTTCTCTTGGTAGAACCCGAGGCGTCACTTGTCCATGATTATATTTATAGGCGATGTATTGCTCAAATGTCTTTTGAAGATGATGACAATGAATACTTCTCATCTCTTTATTATACTGACGATGTTCAATCTCAAGCTTTTGTCTTGGTGTAAGTTTACCTGCTTTGATTGTTCGCTTTGACATACTTTTACCATGATGAAGTGTAATAGATTACTGAGCCATTATCAAGAGCCTTGAACATTTTTTCAATACATATTCGGTCTTGTTCATTACGATATTCTTCCCATTCTTTGTCATCACCATAAGATGAGCCAAAAAAGAAACCTGATGTTGAAGGTAATTCTTTTTGCTGAATGGCTTTTTCAAGATTTGAAACATCCTCACGGGTGAGAAAGATTGTATCATGATTGAAGTCTGAAGTTGTGATACCACCTTTGTCAAAGAATAAGTTTTTCATCCAACCATGTACATCTGGATGTTTACGCCAATAACAAAGTTCTTCACCAAGTTTGTAAGGAACTGGTATTGTAGGATGTTTAGCTAAAAATGAATCAATGTTGAAATCCTCTTCAACATCCGGATCAGGATTATTTACATTAAAGGATTTTGGTATTGTGTTTAGAATTGCTTGTGCAAATAGTGAAAGTTCTTGTTTTTCCCATTTGCGAATTTCTCGAACAAACATATCAAGTCCCATGATTCCTCTTATCGTGAATAGATTTTTTTGCCATTTGAATTGTATACTGCGGCAGAACAATGCTTAGGATCACTCAACTCTTCACGGGCTATTTGCTCTGCGGCTTTTTTGGTGAGTTTACCATTCTGTTGATAACCATTAACTACAAGGATTTGATTATCTGTGGTGCGAATTTTCACTGTATAATAAAACATAATCTCACTCAAATGAATATTGAAAGTGCCGTGCTTGGCACGGCAAAAGAATTAGCAATACTTGCTCAAGCGGTCAGCATTCTTGACGCCACTGGAGAGAACATTTGCGTAGTTGAGAACGGTGCGAATGTTCGGAGCATTGACTTGACCCTTGTTGTATTTATCGATGATGCCGGTCAAGGCTCGCTTTGCGATATCAGAATTCTTCAGCTTGGTAACTACTGACTTCATGCGACCGAAAACTTGCTTGTCACTCAGTGTCAAGTCAATGCAAACTGAACGAGACTTGACGGCTGAATCAAACTTCTCGGATGGCATGTTGCTGATGAAAATCACTTGACCCTTGAAGATGAAACGATTTGGTAGAGCAACATCTGTCTCGCCGTTGAGCAGAGCAGTTCGAGCTTCGTTCTCAATTGCGGTGCGAGTCTTCTTGTCAACACCGACAGTGTTCACCATCTTCTTGGAGGACCAGCTAATTTCACGGACTTCGTAGCTGTCGAGAGCGGCTTTCAGAATTGAAGCACAATCATCATTCTTGAGCGCATCATCCATGTCATCAAGCACAATCACTTTGTCATGGTTTAGAAACAAGGTCATGTAGAGACCGAGTGGAGAAGTCTTGGACTTCAGAACAACATAGTCACGATCTTTGACTAATCCTTTTTTGGCTAATGTTTCGAGAACGGTGTGTGTTTTGCCAACACCGGCGGAGCCGTTCACGATGAGAGAATTCACATTGCGCTTTGCGACAACTTCTGTCAGCATCTCAAGATCTTCGAAGATCTCTGTTGTCTCGGTATCTGACAGAGAATTGTAGTCAATCTTGATACGAGAAGAACGAGCAACAGATGTTGCGTTGTAGCGGAACTGATTGCGACCGGGAGAATCTGAATCCCAGCCAGCTGGGCGACCGACACCTGCGTAGTTTGCGTAGGCGATGACTTCTTTGCGTGTCATTGTGTTTCGGCCGTAGTGAGAAACGATACCTGCGGAGAAGGCTTCGAGTGTGATTCGCTTTGCCATAGAAATGCCTTTCGTTTTGGCTTGTTTTGAAATTGAGTGACTAACTCAGTCGCTCATCATGTTAAGATCATATCAGCTTGGTCAGAAATGTCAAGAACTTTTTTCGAGTTTTTTAAAAAAAATTTGAGTTGGTTGGTGGGGAGAGAAGGATTCGAACCTTCGAAGGCTGAGCCAACAGATTTACAGTCTGCCCCCTTTGACCGCTCGGGAATCTCCCCTGTTTCATTGATAGATAAGATCATATCAGATTGGTCAGGAATGTCAAGAACTTTTTTCGAGAAAAAAAATGCGAGTAATATCATTAGGTTGTAATTGTTGGTGGAAGGTGATGGCGAAATCATGTGGTTATGGTGGTCAATCAGATCCTTTGGATCATATGAATAGTTGGACTTTTAAAAAGGCTCTTGATTTATTCATAACAGGTTCTCAAGATTTATTTGACGATTGCGAATGGCAAAAAAAGAATGTAATATTATATTCAAAAAAATATAATATAAAAATGCCTCATTTGATAGGAGGTGTTGAAAAAACACTGAGTGATTATCAAAGAAGAATTGAAAGATTTAAAGAATATAAAAAGGATACAGAAACAAATTTTTTATTCATACGACAAATTGCTCGAGAACATGACGGTATGCGAGAAGTAGGAGTAACATCCGAAAACATAAAAGAAAACTATAGTGATGATATATTTTCACATAAGTTCTTTACGGAACTTCTGCCTAAAAGATCAAAAATACTTTTACTTACTGTAAATAATCAACATGAATATCATCCACTCACTGAGAATGAAAGAAAGAATATATCAAATAATTTTTATCTATGTGAAAGTGTGGAGGACCCTGGCTGGATTGATTTTGCCACGGAACCAAAAAAATCAAAAGTTCGTAGTCAATATATTGAGTTTCTAAAATACATTGATCAAAACTTTGAGAATTTTGACCAGAAAAAAGCAGAGAGTATTATTTCAACTGAAAAACTCTAACAAATTGATTTCAGAAGATTTCTGTGCTTGAGGATTGAATTCCATATTCTCATATGTGAAATCTGGTTTTGGAATCACCTGTTTAGGTAATGTAGTTTTGTCATACCAAATCAAGTCATGGTCTTTTGGATAGTTCTTTGTCCACTCTGTGGTGGATTCTTTCTCCATCATTCTCTTCGCAGACTTGTTCAGAGGATAGATGTAGCGAAACATCTGACCTTCAATCAGGCGAATACCCTTGTGATTCATGAAGTCTCTGGTCATCCAGTGAAGTTTCTTCTGACCTGAGAATTCCTGATTTTCGATTAGAAGTTTCTTTGTGGAACGAGGGTGAAGTTTCTCACCATTCGGCATCAAATAAACCATTGTCAGATATTGACCACCATAATAAAAGTTTGATGCTTGATACACATAGCCACATTTGCCCATGATACCATCAGCCATTGTGTAGAGAAAGATTCTTGATGGATGATATTGTTTCAACCACTTGACAGTCTGAGCAATCATTTGTGATTCAGAATTTCTTGGCATTTCATCACCCATGCACATCTTTCCAATTTCGAAATAATCATCGGTGTTCAAAGAAGGAAATAATTTCTGAATTGTGTGTCGTGGTCTTGTTCCCCAACCAAGTGTCAATACACCTTTCAATTCATTCTCTTGATAGAACCCAAGAAAATGTCTTGTCAGTCTTGGCATAATGGGCGAGTAATGTGTTTTTTCAACAAAGTGTGTGGCAAGTTTTCGGTCAATTTCAGTAACGATAAGATTTAGTTTCATATTCCTTGACTAAGTAATAATATACTACAGGATTTCTTTCACAATAGACTGGCAAGAGTGAATAAAAATCACCTCTTTTGTTTTGATTTAATTCATGAACTCTTTGTCGTAGGTCGTGTGCTGGTTGTTGAGGTGTTCTTATATCTAAAAGTTCTCTCACATTTTCTCCTAAATGTGAATGAGGGCGTAAAGCCCCCACCTAAAGAAAGATTTAATTGTCAGGCAATTTGAGGTTGTTCTATGCTTTCGTTATAAATTCGCTCTCGTTCCTTGCGAAGGTCACGAAAAAGTTTATCAGTTTTGCGATCCAATTTATAAAGGTGAAAGTCTTCATGTATTCCTGATACAGGAATATCATCATAATCTGTAGGTGGAATTGCTTTTTTGCGAATTCCGTATTCATCGGATGCGGCGACTAAAGCTCCTTTATGCCGTGGTTTGCGAAATATAGAATTTTTCGAAGCAGGGTTGCGATAAGTTCGTGCCATAAAACCTCCTAAACAATTGACTCCAAAAACACATTATATCACAGTCAATTAAAAATGTCAAGCTATTTTCTGAAGTAGTGCGATTTCTCGCCAACATTTATCATTAGCATCAAAAGTTGATTGAAAAAGGCCTCTCATGACCTTTTCTGTTGGACTCCTGTCCTGAAAATCAAAATCCCACGCTTTGCGATAGTTGTATTTGAATTTCTCTATCTCCTCCGGAGTATCTTCTATTGATGGTAAATTTGAAAACATAAAAAAATCCTCAGAAAAATAAATTAAGAAAATCACTCATCGAGTGCGCTGGATTCTTCTGATATCAATGTGAAAGATCTCGTCACCTCGCTGAGTGGCGTGACTCACAGACTCATGATGTTTCAATATTTATATTAGCAGATTGTTAGGAAAAAGTCAAGTGCTAATATGAGCTTTTCCCTGAAGAATAGAGGAAAGACGGACCGTGTTGACCATAGTCTCAAAGCCTTGCTGCTTGGCTTCTTTGCCCGTCATCTTGTGTGGAAGAAGAAATGGCTGACCATTTTTCCAGTGAATAAAAACATTTTCATCTTGATGCTCACGAAAGAAAGGATTCATTTCAATCAATTTCTCTGCTTGTTTTTTGAGAAGAAGATCGATCTTAGTCATCTTTTTTAGTTGTGTAGCTACAGTTGAAAAGGATTTCATTTTTGTAATGCCTTATATTCTTTGATTTTTGAGTGAAGTGAACCCATATAGTTGCTCACCTTTTCTCTGTAAACTTGAAGTTCTTCACCTTTATTTACAGAAATGAGAATACATATATCTTTGATTGGGTAACCTGTCATCTCATAGAATGCCATGGCATAGAAAGTTGCTTGTTCAAAATAGTTAGTGATATACTCTTTTTTCTTAAACTTGCGAGAAGTTTTAAAGTCTACGATTGTTGGCGCATTTTCGTAGACACCAATCATATCAACTCGGCCTGCGACTCCGAGGCGATTTGAATAAAGAGGTTCTTCCTGCCACCAGGTGGCTTGAAGATACTGATCTAAATGATCTTTTATACAATCAAATTGATTTTGCTCGTTTTGAGATTTGATTGTTTTTTTGTAATCACCCCCTTCGAGGTATACCTCAAGAGAGTTGTGCATTGCTGTGCCGTTAGATGAGGATTCAGCAGTGATTCGATTAGCTTCTTCTTCTCCAACTTTCTTTCGCCAAGCGGCAATTCCTTTTGCGCTAAAGTGTCCGAGGAGCGTTGTGATTGATATAAAGGAATCACCTTCCGTGGTAACGTAATGTCTTTTACCATCAATGTTTTTTGTTTTGAGTTGAGCAAAAGTATAATCTGGTTTTTCTGGAAGTATCATAAATCATTCTTTGATAAATATTAAAAGCATAAATAACTTAGTAAAACTAATTTCAAACACATCAATAGGGTATAAGGATTATGTCAGAAACGACCATGGACAGAGATCTAAACCTCAGTAATTTTCGTATCAAAAATGTAGGCACTGCTGTTGATCCTGACGATGCTGTCTCAAAGGCATATCTTGAAACAACAAGGCCTTCAATGTTTGATACAATTGAAACCATTGTTGCTGGTGATCCAAGCCCAGACGGTGAAACTCTCATCAAACTGGCACACCCTACAAATATTTATAATGCTTTAGTATTTTTGGAAGGAGCAATTCAGAAACCATCTGCTCACAATCCCGTCACGGGACATTATGAAGTGCGAGAATATCAAATCATATCAATGGATTCGTATTCACTTCTACAGTTTCACGCACCAATAGCAAATGGTTCGAATGTTCTTGTCTTCTATAATAAAGTAATCTCCTAAAAAAGTCAAGTCTTTTTTTAATTTTTTTTCCGAGACAATACTATGCCTATCGATCCAATTGAATTAACTGATGATTTTAGCACTTGGCGAGATTCTTTCAATCAAGCACTGAATGATTTGAATGCTGCAACGGACCAGAATGTAGCAGATACGCTTGTTCGCAGAGATGCTTCAGGAAATATCACTGTTCAGAGTGTAGTTCAAGAATCAACTTTAGCCTCTAAAGAAAATATTCAAGAAGTTCAAAATGCTATGGGACTGATTCGTCAATTTCATCCGGTCATTTATGATTCAATTAAATCAAAAACAGAAAAAAATATTCCTGGTTTAATTGCGGAAGAAGTTGTTCAAGTTTATCCTGAACTTGCAGAAAGCAAAAAAGGTGAACTCACTGGTGTTCACTACACAAGACTAATTGCTTTGTTGATTGCTGGAATGAAAGAAATGGATAAGAAAGTTGAGAAACTATGGCGAATGTAGTCAAAATCAAAAATTCAGATGTAGATGGAAGACAACCAACTTCTTTACTAGATGGTGAATTAGCAATCAATCTAAAAGATGGTAGGTTATTCTACAATGATGCATCATCAAATTCAATCAATTATTTCACAGCCGATCCAAAAGAAATCTTTCGTGCTGTTGTTGATTATCGCAGGTCAAATCTAAATGATTTGAAAGACCAAAAGATTGATGTTTACT